CTGCAACCCAGGTGTATCGATTAGGGCCATCCACAATATAGGCGGTCAAGCCATTTGCAGTGTCAATGTTGTCAGATATGGATACCTGACCTGTGTTGGTGGTTAGCGTCCCGATCTGGGTGGCGACAAATGCCGTATTAACTTGATAGACCCGATTCCCTGCCACCGCAATCAGGATGGTTTCGCCTGACATGGTGTGCAAACCCCTCACCTCTGCCGCCAGAAGTTGAACTTCCTCAGTCAGTCCAGGCGTGGGGTATAGCGCCACAATGCCCCTGTCCCCAGGTTGTTTAGATGTATCAATCTCAGCAAAGAAATTAATACATTCTTGATCGCCTTGGTAGATAGATGGCGCAACGTAGGATGTGCCGACAAAACCAAAATCAGGCATTGGTTTTCCTTCTGATCAAGGATTTAACGGTTGATTTGTTGGCATTCATTTTTTCAGCAATCAAACTCATGGTGATGCCATTGTTACGCATAGACATGATTTCATCAATCTGTGAATTGGTAAAAACAGACCGATGATGATCTTCACCCGTCTTGTGTTTAACCCTGCCTTTTTCGTGCATATCAAGATTGTTTTCACGCAAGTTCGCCACACGCAAATGCGCTGGATTGCAACAAACACGGTTGTCGCAAAGATGCATCAAAAACCCTCGGGCTTTTTTGTTGGTGGGTGACCTTAATTCAATCATGTCAGGATTTGCCAAGTTGAAGATAACCCGATGGGCATAGTAGGCTTTGCCTTCAATCCAAGTGCGACCATAGCCACATTCGGTAACAAATCCAATCCAAGGCCAACATTCATCAGGGTTTTTAACATCAACTTTTTTCCATAAGACTTCTGGTGTGTTTTGTGGTCGTCCTGCTTTCATGGTGACTCCTTTGCAAAACCACCATTCTAGCCTTGTTATAAATCAGCGGAAGCCCCCATCCATAATAAAGCCCGCATCTCTAGCCCTGCCAACCATTAGACTGTCAGGGTATCGTGAAATCTGTGCTGGGCGCATATTGGTGCGTTTAACCGTGGCTTTGCCTTGCCCCGCATAGGCGTTGATCATGGCAATCTGTACCTGATTGACCTTGCCAAACATCGGCAGCAAACGTTCAGCCAAGCACCACCGCAACGCCATGTTGTAGCCTTGGGGCAGTTGGATGGTGTCGTTCAGCGTTGCAAATTCTCTAAAGATTGTCTGGGTGAACAAGTGCAATTCACCTTGTGACGGGTTGGGATACACATAAATTGTCCCCAGCAGTTCGGAAGGTTGGTAGTAAATCGCTTTTGCCCAAGGGCCGTTCAATTGCTTGATGCCAATGGATTCGTATTCTTCAAGGCTCAGAATTGACAGGGGATAGTCGAGATAACCCCCAGCAATGTTTGTCCCGCCCTGTTGTGTGGCAACCCGCACAAAGCCAGATTCAATTGACAATGGGCGCTCATAGTAGGCCGTAATTGTGGTGCTGGCAGCGGTTTGGCTTGGGGTGACGGTATACGTCCCGCCTTCGTTTACATTGCCCCCAGCGCCCGTTGTAAAGCCCACAATCCTTGTTCCCGCTGTGATGCCTGTACCTGATAGCGTCTGACCGATATTGATGCCGCCAGCGGTCACGCCACCAGATGGGACGGTCAAGGTTGTGCCAGCAATCGACCCCGTGAACGTGGCCCCCATCTGACCGCTAGGGCCAATGGTGTACTGAACCTGATTTTGCGTGGTCTGAAAAATAATCTCTGATCGATAGAAAACCATCATGTTTTCATTCGACCATTGCGCGATCATGTCGTTAAGCATATCCAGACCATCTTGCGCCTCGTCTGCCGTTGGCACTTCACCAGCGGCAACAGCGCCAATGTCCTTCATGGCTCGGGTGATTATGTCAATCGGCTGGGTCATGGCTATTTTTCCGAAATGGGTTGTGTGGTCACAATTCTGAGCAAAGTCACCACAATCGAAATCCCAATGCCCACATACATTTGCTGGAGTGGGGTCAATGGTAAGGCAAACAAAAAGCCTTGCACAACCGACAAAACCGCCAGCAGTAGGGCAAAAAGGACAGTCTTAGACTTGAGCAGTTGAATCAACATTAATCATCCTTTGGGCTTCTTGTGCGGCTTGATATGCCGCCACCACATCAGCGGTATGCACGGCAGCGCAAATGGCTTGAACCTTGGCATCCTCGGCGCTGTAATCATCCCCAGGGAAAACAACGTGGCGGTGGAATGTGCCGCTAATTTGCTTGCCATCCTCGATGATGCGGGTGCAAGTACGAACCTGAACACAACCGTTTTCAATCGTTTCAATAAGGTCAACAACAATTTGTTTTTCTAACATGATGTTTCTTTCAATTAGTTTGCAAAATAACTGCCAGTAATAATCACACTACCAGCCACATCCATTGGTTGAAACGCCAAAGCAGAACCACTGGCGACAGCGTAAAGCAAAATTTTATTTGTATTTTGCTGTACTGCCCCGCTTAGTTGCCCGTTATATGTCAAGTTGCTTGCCGCAACGCTAGATACAGCATAGTTTGCCGTTGCACCTGCATTAAACGGCAGTTGGTCAATGCCCATGTTTCCCGTGCCTGTGTGGGCCGTCCATGTCAATTCAATTTGAAAAGTGACTAGATTGCCAACCCTTGTGTATAAACCAATTTGCGTTGTGTAAGTTCCCGTGCCAGCACTTGTTGTTCCATACAAAATTGGCGTGAAAGTGCTGCTGACGTTATACCCTTGCAATGCGCCTGACGTTGTTCCTAAAGCATTGTTGTCAGAAAACTCAGTTCCAATTTTTCCATACGCACCAGCCCAATATGTTGTTGGTATGTTGTACAACGCGCAATTAGCAAAACGAACTTTGTTGGCAGCATTGCTTAAATCAGTCAATACGCCAGTTGGTGATGGGTTGACAAATGACCCAATAACATCGGCAGTTCCCGTGCCCGATATGCTTATCAGAGTTTGTGCCCCATATTGTTCTATGTAGCATCCGCTTAAATAAGCATTGACGTTAACAATGCTAAGTGCCGCCGCGGTATTACCTTCAAAAGCGCAACCCACAAAAATTACAGCAAACGATTGACCTTCAAGTTTTACGCCAATAAAAGAATTGTTAAAAGAACAATTATTAAATCTTGTTGCGTTTGCGCCCTGCCCAACATACACCGCTGTAATAGTGGCGTAATAGCAGTTAATTTGGTCAAAGGTATTCCAAAGTGAATACCCTAAATTTTCAATAAAAATATGGTATTCACCGCCGTACAGTCTTAATCTTCTAAACGAGCAAAAAGATGTGGCAACGTGTAAATTAAAAATTTTACCAGTCGTATTTCCCGTACCATCAGTTTGCGATTTTAAAACTGTAAATTCTTCAATTCTTGTAAAATACAGTGTTGATTGACTAGCAACCAATTCATCAGTAAAAGTATCGCCATTAAATCTTGCTACGATTAACGAACCTTCAGTCGTTTCACCAAGCAAATTTACATAAAAAGGAATTGTTAACGTGGAAGACGTAACGTAAGTGCCAACGGGAATGTACACGGTAATTCCAAACGCTACGGTAGCTTGTGCAATAGCTTTTGCTGCGTTCATAGCGGCCTGAATTGCAGCAGTGCTGTCTGTTAAACCAGATGGGTCTGCACCATAGTCAAGAATATTGACCATAGTCCCCGTAATCATTGAATTAGAAACTTTTGTTAACGACATAATTAGTCCTTATACTTCGTATGAACCCGTAACTATAATTGCTGCCGCCGCATCCATTGGCAAAGCCGATAACGCAGTGCCGCCAACTGGAAATTGAAACATTGAAATAAGTGTAGTGTTTGGAGTTATATAAATTTGTGGGTAGTTTAATGCTGTCAGAGACAAGTTATTTACAAAAATACTCATGGTTGAATAATTATTGGTAACGTTTGCGGCGGTAAACGGCAACTGTTGAATTTGCATATTCCCAGTTCCAGTATGTCCGGTGTAATCAACATAAATGTTGATAGACACCATGCGCCCAATTTTTGTATAACGCCCAACTTGAGCAGTATATGTTGCGGTTCCACTGGTTGTTGTACCAGCAACAATAGGTGTAAATACGCCTTCCTCATAGTCAGCCAGCAATTCACTTGTGCCTGTTCCGGCTGTTGCGGAAAAGTCAATGCCTTTGCCTGATGTGCCAATGACTAGGTTGCCCGTGCTTAACGTTGCATCTCCAACCAATGTTGGGGTCGTAATGCTGGGGCTGGTAGAAAACACCAAGTTTGTGGTGGTCGTACCTGTTGCGCCAGAGGCCGAATAACCTGTGATGTTGTTGAACGCCGTGATGCTGGCGCTGGATGCGTTTGTGCCACCGTTAGCCACAGGCAAAACGCCTGAAACATGGGTTGTAAGGCCAATCTTGCCCCAGCTTGGGGCAACCCCAACGCCGCCCGAAATAAGAGCATTTCCTGTGGCTACATCGGGAAGTTTTGCAAGGGTTGTGGTGGTGTCGGCATACAGCAAATCACCCACCGCATATGATGTTTGACCCGTGCCGCCAGCCGTAGCTGGAACAACTTTCCAACCAATAACTTGCACCGCCGCCGAATTGTCTTTATAGAACAATTTGCCATCAGTGATGTTGATCGCCAATTCGCCAGTGGCAAGATTAGCCGCTAACGGCACATTGGTTGCTGTACTTGACGAATACAGTTGGATGGGGGTAAAGCCAGTTTGTGCCATGTTTTGCCTTAGTTAAACATGACTTCAATGGATGAAGTGAAAGGCGGCGCTTGTGAAAACGTCAACGTTGTGCCTGACACAGTGTAGGTGTTTTTCTGTTGATACACGCCATTGATGTACACAAAGGTAAAGTTTTCGCCCAATGATGCAGAACTTAACGTGAATACAGTTTGCGACCCTGTACCCGTAAAGTTTTGAACTTGAAATTCTGCCGCACCAATGCCAGAAATATTGTCATAACTTGCAATAAGCACATCAGTTGATGTATTTAAAACAAACTTATATTGTGCAACTGTCAGCCATATTTCGCCCGTTGGCACTCTGCCAGCAGAATTTAAAATAATGGGATTAGAGTGGGCAATATTTCCAGCGGATGTTGTATATGTTACTTTTGGGGTCGTTGTCCCTGCCGCATATGTGTAGAGTTTTCCACCCGATAACACAGTGCCATCGTTATTGAAAAACTGCCACCCTGCCCCGCCAGTTGGTGATAAAAATACTGCCATATTGATTCCTCAAATGCTCGGTGTAAAGACCTGGGGCAACCAGGGGGCGACAACGACCCGTTGGGTTGCCGCAGCTTGTTCATCTAATCGGGCCTCGACCTGTGCGCCAATGTTAGTGATCACCCAGCCGATCACAATATCCTCGGTCACATCAGCAAATGGAACGGTCAGTTTTGGCTCGGCAAACTTCCACCAGCCTTCGGTTTCCACCCCGTTTTTAGCGCAGAAATACCGTGCGCCTGTGATCAGGTCGCCCTCGGCTTGGATTTCCAAGATTTTCCACATCAGAATGCGCCCCCTGTGACCCCGCCCGTGGCGGTTAAAACGCCCGTGGATGGATTAAATTTGAGTTTAGTGGATGATACCTTGATTGGCAAATTTCCTGTGCTTGTAGTCACCCAGGATAGATACATTTCTGCCGCTGTGCTGGTGTCATCAGTAATTGCCACATTGGTTGCATTCGTAGCCGTTCCCGCTGTGGTTGCCGACCCTGCCGACCCATCAATGTTTACGCCTGTCAATGATTGGGCGCTACTAGCCCGATTTAAAGCAATTGCGGTTGTGCCAATGTACAAAGTTGAGTTACCCAATACACCGCTTGGAATCGTGCCCGACAACTGACCCGCTGGCAGGCTTGTTAGGCTTGCCCCTGACCCGCTAAACGCTGTGGCGGTCAACAATCCCGTGCTGGGGTTAAAGTTGTACTTTGTGGAACTTACCAGCGTGGTGGCTAAATTGCCCGTGGTTTGGTCTGCAAACAAGGGATAACGCACCGCATTGGTGGTGGTGTCATCTGTGACCGTGGCATAAGCGGTGGGGGTTGTCCAAGTGGGGGCGCTTGCGCCATTAGAGGTTAAAACTTGCCCCGCTGTACCTGTTGCACCCGAAACCGCCAAAGTGCTGCTGAAATCAATAGTTGTGAATTTGCCCGTTGATGCTGTGGTTGCACCAATAGACATATTGTTGATTGTGCCAAGGTTGGTCGGGGCAATCTCAATTGCACCCGTTCCTGTTGGCTTCATGTGAACATGACCCGTACCCGTTGGGCTTATGTCAATCTGTGCATTTGCACCATTGATATTGGTAGAAACACTCAATGAAAGATTGTCACCACCACCAGCGCCCCAAGACAATTGACTTGTCCCGCCCGAATTACGCAAAGCCCCGCCAGCACTTGTTGCAGCCTCAAAAAATGGCCCGACAAACTTAGTTGTTGCGGTGATTGTTGTGCCTCTGACCGTGTTGGCAGTTGTCCCGCCAATCGCAGGGGGCGCAGACAAATCTAATGTGCCGCCCAAAGTCAAATTGCCCGTGGTGGTCACAGTGCCCGACAAACTAATGCCTGAGACCGTGCCTGTACCGCCAACCGATGTGACCGTTCCCGTGGTGGGAGTTGCCCAAGATGGAACGCCACTAGCCAACGTCAAGACCTGACCATTAGACCCAGCCGCCAAAAATGCCGTCACATCTGCCGCTGTTTGGTAAGGCAATGAACCAGCCGCACCACCCGCAATGTTGGTGGCCTTGGTTGCTGTTGTAGCCGTACCAGCGTTGCCCGATACAGAACCCGTGATGGTGTTGGTCACCGTCAAATCGCCCAGCGTTCCCAAGCCAGTTATGCCCGAATAACTACCCGACAATCTGGCGCTGTCAATCGTGCCGCTGGTGATTTGAGAGGCAGCAATGGCAATGCTAGCGTTTGCCGCCAAGGTAATTTGGCCTTGAGCATTGACCGTGAAAGTCGCCACTTGGGAGGCCGACCCATATGCCGCCGCAGTCACCGCTGTGTTAGTGATACTGAATGTGTTTCCTGTCAGGGTCAGTCCTGTACCAGCCAAGTAAGACCCAGCCCCAGAAAACTGCGACAAAGTGATTGGGGTCACATCAATCGTGCCGCCTTGGTTTGAGGTACACACCCAGCCCGTATCAGCCAAGGTTGTGCCAGATTCAATAAAGGTGAACGCCGATGGAACTTCTGCCCATGTATTCATGTCGGCAGATCGTGCCCAAGCACCAGATGCCGCTACATAAATTCCGTTGAATTGGCTCAAAGTCTGGTTTTTAACCAGAATCCTATCCCCAGCGGTCAGCGTGGCAACCCAATCACCCCCCGCTTGTACCGCCAATCCAGACAGCGTAATGTTGTTGGTGGTCGAATACACACAGGATGCTTTTACATCCAAGCCCTGGGCCACCGAATCCACATACCCCTTGTTGGCAATGTCTGTGTCGCCAGTTGGGGTTGTGGTAATCGTGCCCGTTACCGTGCTGATGTTCGTGAATGAGGCGTTTTCTGGGCCATAAAAAGGCGTTCCAGCAGGGCCAACAAAGTACTGAAGGGCAAAGGTAGGCTCGGGCGCAAAAACGCCCTGCACAGGGACAAAATTAGTGGTCTGGGTGACCGCTGTGGTCATGGCTTACTCGAAATAAACCGTAATGCTTGCAGTCCCAGAAATCACGACATACAAGCCGTTTTCACAGTTGATGCCATCATAAAAATTGATGTTTGTTGCCGCAGTCATGATGAATGTGTCAATGATTTTCACATCTGTGCCAGGGGTCTGAGCATCGTAGACAGTCACGGTTGGGGTGCTGGTAACGGTGCTAACAAAAATGCCTTTTAGTTTTCCAGGTTGATTCTTCACCATTGCGGTGGCAGAAATCTGTGCGTAATTGGACATGGCTTGGCCTTTCAGTTCATCAAATTATATGCTTCAAAAGAGAAAAAGCCACCCCTTTTGAGGGCGGCTTTCCCACTTAGTTCATGCCGTTTTAAGGCAGGAAGGTAAGGTCGTAACCATAGATGAATACATCTGCGGTTGCGGCAGCGCCTTGGGCGGTGGTGCAACGAATATACAGGGGTGTGCCCGTAATCGATGCGGTTGAGGTTGCGGCGGTCACAACAACTGCGGTGGTCGAGTTATTACCCGACAACGCATATGCTGATTTCACTGCTGTGCCAGTAGCGCCTGGGCCTGTGTACACGGCAAGTTGTGCCGTGGTCAAACTGGTGCTGGCGTTGGCAACAATGATGCTTTGAACGCTGACGTTACCTGCCACCAAGATGGGGGCGATAGTGTCAGCAACAGCATTGAGGTTAACGCCTTGGGCAGAGGCAATCAAGCGCAATGCCTGATTAGTTGCCAAGTTACTGGGATGGTTGGTGGTGGTGCTTGCTGCGCCTGGATTAGACATGATTAAAGTCCTTTCAATGTTAATTAAGCTGCAACTCGGCAAGCGAGTTCGGGATACAGGGGCGCCCAACCATACAACACATCCACACGGGTGGGGATAGAGTCGTTATTGATGGTGTACTGACGAACCACACGCATTGACAAGCCCAGTTCCTTATCGCTTGCACGACCAGCGAACACAACGCCATCAGGCAGTTCCAAGTCAGCCGTAGCCAAGGTGAATGCGTTTTTGTGCATCACGATGTTTTGGGGCGACACAGTGCCAGTGTTGTTGAAGGGGGTCACAACTGCGGTTGCGCTGGTGGTGGTAATGGTGACGTTCTGGAACTGACCACCAGTGATGATGGCAGGAGAAACGGTCACGGCAGTACCGCCGCCAGTAGCCACAGCGGTGGTCGAGGTCACCACAAAGCTACGCAACTTGCCCGAACCATATGCGCTACGGTTTTGGGGGTTGACAGCGTACACGCCAGCGATCTGGATGGTATCGCCTTGGTTCAAGGTCAAAGCAGAAGATGCCACCAAGGTGACGCTGCTGGTTTGTGCCCAACCCGTGCTGATGCCGATGCTGGTGGTGTTGGTGGCGAGGGTCAAACCAGTGTAAGAACCAAAGGTTTGGTTTACAACGTTTTGGTCCATCTTCCAGTTCATACCAGCAGAGTCACGGCCCATCATGCCTTTTTGGTATTGCTTGCCAATCACATCGGATGGGACAAATAAACCCTTCAAGCTGTCCACAATGGTTGCGCCCGTGAAAGGCTCAACAATGCATGAACGGCGACCATCACGGGGTGCGCCCTCGCTGTCCAGATACGCACCTGCGGTCAAGTAGGTGAGCAAGGAGGTGGGAGGCGTTCCAGCCGTACCAACGATGTTGGCGGTGTTGTTCTTTGCCATTGTCAGACCATCAAAGTCAATCTTGTTGGCAACAGCAGCCACAGCGGGTTTCAACACTCGGTCAGAGAACATATCCAATGACAAGGCCAAATCTTGCGTGGTGAACTGGGTATCAACGTGGAACTGCGTGGTCAAAGTGACAGGCACAGAGGTTTCGTTGAAGTCCTCAACGTTCAATGCTGGGCCAGTAGTTCCGATGAAACGACCAGGACGGCGAACGTTTAGGGTGTTACCAATCTTTGCGCCGCTAACGGCAAATTGATCGTCATAGTTGCGGTCAACTTCGCTGGAGAAGGTCAACTCGTTTTCCAAAACCATCAACGCTTCGTTGGTGATCATGGAGATGGTAAGCAGATTGTTGCTCATTTCATTTCCTTAAAAAAAGATTGATTTAGCGGATTCGCCCTGCCATTCGTGCGGCTTTGTAGGCTTGATATGACCCTTCAAATTTACCATCGCTGGTAAGGGGCACATCTCTGCCGTTTGCCGCCGATCTGATTGGGTTAATCGGCGCTGGCGCTTTACTTTTCCCAACAACAGTCTTAGATGTTGGCTCAGTCTTTTCAAACTGGGCCTCTAGCTTTCCAATGCTTCTTAAAGCCGATGCCACCGTCATGCCTGAGAGTTTCTCTGCAAACTCGGGATTCTCGGCAAGGTGATACAGAATTCTTGGGCCTACATCTGATTCAAAGATTGCGTCCCGCACTTCGTTGCTCACAACAACGTCAGCAGAACCAACCATATCGTCAAAATCAGGCATCTCAGACTTGGCAGCTTTAACCCGATCAGTCCAGGCGTTTATCACCTTTTCCCGTTCGGCTTGCTGTTTAGCCTGTGCTTCCTTCTGCTTTTCCTCGCCCATCCTCTGTTCAACCCGATAATCTGTCAACGCCTTAGCATATTCATACATATCGGAGAAATTCTCTGGCTTGGGTTCACCAGTTGGCTGGGTTTCCGCTTTCGGGGCTACCTTGCCTTCCAGTTCCCTAACTTTGGCCTCCAAAGATTCCCGCGCTTCTCGTTCCCGCTTGGCTTCTTGCCTTGCTTCTTCGCGTTGCTTGGTTATCTTTTCAAACCTCAATTCCAGCTTTGGATTGCGTTTTCTTTCCTCTGTCGCTGTCGCATCATCTTCCCCAAGCGGCTCACTCTGGCTTTGCGTTTCTGTCGGCTCTGTGGGAGATTCCTCGACCACAGCCTCAACAGGCGCTTTGTCAGCTAAACCCATCCTCTTGGCGTTGAACTCAGCTAAATTTTCACTTGTCACCACGTTAGCGGCAACTTTCACTTCTTCAGACATTGAGTTTCCTCAAAGAATTTACCCAGTTGGCCCAACTGGTAAGGTTTTGCGGTTTTTACCACATAATCATTTTGCTGTCAATTTTACCGTTTGCCTTTTTCGTAGTCGCTACCAGCAACAATTCCGCTTCTGACATTTTGTTTGCGATTTAATTCAGATGCTGTTTTTTCTCTTGATTTAAGTGCTTCTCTTTGCTCAACTCTTTTCATTTTTTTGTATTCTGCTTCATGGAAAGCGGTTTTTTCTTCATGCTCTTTAGAAACAGGATGTGGGTGAGCATAAATGGCGGCGTTTTTATGTGAACGCATCGCTTCATAATGTTCCATACTTGTTGCAGCTTTTTTTGATTGTGCCAATGCGTCCCTTGCAAATGATTTGTAATTTGCTGGGTCTTTCATCAATGAATTGGATTTCTTATCCATGAATTCACGGTCATGCTCGGCTTTGTTTTCGCTGGTTACGGTTGGCATATCAGTTCCTTATTGCGTGGGTTGAACAAACGGGCTTGCGCCTTGACTAATATCTTGCGCGGCAAATTGAGCATATTGGAATTGCTCGGCATTCAATCGCTCAATCTCGCCCATCAATTGATCAGGTGACATTCTTGCCAGCAGGATTTTGACCAGGGCATCAATTTCGGTCTTGTTTTGGCTGGTGATGCTGCGGGTATTCTGGTCATTAACCCGAACCTCTGCCATTGTTTCGGTGTTGTGCGCCCGTGCGGTCACATCCATTAGCTTGCGCTTGGTTGCGCCTTCCTCTTTAATTTGGGCCACTTGCGCCCTGTTGTTGATCTCGAGTCCTGCCGCTTGCAATTGCTGTTGCAACTGCTGAATCATTTGCTCAGACTGTGCCAAACGCATCTGGGCTTCTGGCGGTATATCGGATTTCTCGTCAATGTTTGCCATTGGGTTCATGGCGGCAAGGCGGTCAGCAATTACATCTGCGCCAGGGAAGTCCATGTTTCTAAATACCAAGTCCCCCGCAATATTGAACAATTCAGCGTTGCCCGTCAGCAAAGGCATCATGGATTCAACCGCTTGCTGGCGCTTGGTCTGGAATCCTGGGCCTGTGTCCATCACCACATCGTATTCGCCCACGGTCACATCGTTTAGAACCTCGCCAATCTCGTTTTGCTCGTTGATGGTGGTCATGTCGGGCTGACCATCAGACCCAATTATCCGCATCACCCGCTGGGTGTCGTAAATCTTGGGTATCAGGTCAAGAATAATTCGCCCTGTTTGAGCAATGGAACGGGTCAAATTGTCGTAAAAATGGAAATTAGACAGATCGACCTGATTTTGCTGGCCCTGCAATGCTTTGCCTGAGATATTCCCGCTTGGCAATTGGCTTGGGTCCATGATGCCCAGCACCATTTGCAAATCAGCAGAAATTGCCCCTGCCGCTTCCATAATCCCTGCGGGTGGCGGCTCGGGTTGCAGTCGCTGGGGCGCTGGCGCTGGTACGCCTTCAATGTCTTTTTGCTTGTACCGCAAAACAGGCATGGACTTGATATTAGCCATTGCCCATTCATTTTCGTGGCCCTCGTCTTGGCCTTCTGCCAGCAGCCATTTGGCCTTGGGTGCAAGCGCAACCGATTCGGTCATGCTGGTTCGCCAGAAGTTGTACATCCGCTGGGGGTCTTTGGCAAACCGCACCAAACCGTATTTCTTGCGCTTGTCATCCACAATGACTTGTGCCCCGTAAACAGGCACAACAGGGATATATTTACCCGCCCAGGTCTTTTCCTCTAGCACTTCCATTGCGGTCATCTTGACCCATTTAACAGCCTTGCGGAATGAGTCCCGTTCATCAACCACAGTCAACCCTGCGGCCTCAACCCGTGCAAAGAAATTGGCGCTGTCCCCAAAAGACGTTGTGCCGTCACTCAGCAAATACAGCTTGGCACGTTCACGCTCAATGTAAAAATACTCGGCAATCCGAATATCCTCTTTGGTCACCCAGGCAGATGTGTCATCCCCTGTGCTGCGTTGCTGGAAATTAGCCCCATCGTTTGCACCTGGATACATTTCCCTAAAAATCTTCTTGTCCAGAACCGTGGTGATAAGGCATCGCTCGGCATCCGACCCATCTGGCCTGACGCTGTTGGGGTCAAAGTAAACAGTGAATGGGTTTTCAATGGCATCAATGTAGATTTCTTGATCGAATGAATCTTCCCGCACATACTTGTAATTGATGCGCCAGTAGCCCCAGCCCATCCGCACGGCATAGTCAAAAGCGGTGTCATAAGCGGTGTCGGCGCTAGAATTGACCTCAATGTGACGGGTGATGCCCTCAATCACTTGGGCAATCTTGTAGTCGGCAAGGTTGTTGACAGGGTGAACCTTGATGCGTGGGCGCTGCATCCTTTGCTGGTTGGTCACCTGTCGGATATAGGCATCAATCTTGTTGATGGTCAGACAGGGACGGCTTTCCAGATTGCGGCTATTCTGAATCTCAACGGGCCATTGATCGCCAGCGGCAAACTTGATGTCATTCAGCGCCTCGGCTCGGTTTGTAGAGTCCGAATCATTGACCAAGCGCCAGAACTTGATCGCTTCGTTAATTTTGGCGTTTGCGCCGTCTGCATCTTGGTAAGCCATATAAACCCCTTTGGGCGATTATCCTATCGAATTTGAGGGCGGTCTAGCCCATCCATGAACCCGCTGTAGCAACCATTTGCTTCTTGCGTTTAGTGGGTTCTTTGATCATAAGTCCAATATACCGAAAGGCATCTGCACCGTGGGAATAATGGTCGTGCAATGGGTTGCGGCTGAATTGCCCCGTGTCTGGGTCAACCTCGTACCTGTAATGTCTCAGGCAAGCCAACCCATCTGCGGTGTGTTCGCGGTCAAAGTAACAGTTCGGGAATATCGTCCTGGCAGCGTTAATGGAGTCCAAAATCGGAACTCTGGGCAAAATGGTGGTCTTATACCCTGCCGCCCTGACAATGTCATCAATAGACCGCCCCGCCGCCGCCAAGGTCTTGTTTTCAGCGTCATGGGGTAACCAAACGGTATCGTATACATAACCATATGTCTGCATGGTCGCCAAGTAATAGCTGATGGTTTTCTGGGCATCCTCAATGTATCGGATTAGCCTTGTCTCCATCCCCACAAATTGCAAGAACCATATGGCGGTGCTATCCGACCAACCCAAATCAAAAACCGCATGAACTGGTTTGGTTGCGTCATAGGGCACTTTGGTGATGCGCCCATCCTTCTCGGCCTGTTGCATTTCCTTGGCAAAGATTGCCCCATCCACGGTCTGGCGGCATAGACCTTCCCAAACTTGGTTATATGCTTCTTCATCCCTTTGCTTTAGCGAGTCTTTTTCCAAGCGCAGGGTTTCAGGAAACCAAGGGTTATCAGACCAGTTCACCCGCATGGTGATGCAATCCTCTGGGGGGTTTGCCACAAACCGTTGATAGGTTTCGTCTGTTTCCAACTCAGGATTGAACGAAATCCATATCTCTGACCCGCCCTTTCGGATGGTTGGAATTAGGATGTTCCACGATAAACGGCTTGTGGTCTGGGCTTCTTCAACCCAGCAAATATCAACGCCTTCGTAGGATTTGATGTTTGACACATTATTCTTTAGGCCCACAAAGCTGAATTCTGTGCCGTTGCGCCCCCTAATGCTGGCCTGGGTGATCTCATAGAACCCCAGCAATCCAAGGCTTTCAATCTGGTCACACAGCAGTTTATGCACTGAATCCCTGATGCTGGTCTGGAACTCTCGGGCGCACAAGATGCGGATGGGGTTTTTTGCCCCCAAGATAAGCAATGCCCTGGCTATCCCCCAAGACTTTGCCCCGCCTCGCCCACCATACAGGACTTTGTAGCGTGATTTCTGAAACAGCCCTTGCAGCTTGACAGGAAATTCTGCCTTTGCAATGGCATCTTGTACATCAGTCATTCGGGCTTGATGAATGTGACTTGAATCCCACCCAGCAATGGCGACCCATCAGCGTTTTCAATGGTCGTTGCCTGTATTGCCTTGCCGTCCATCCTATCAATGATCTCTTTGATGGCCCATGGTTCACCCGCTTCGGCTTGGCTTACCAACTGCTCTGCAATCCCCCTAAGTCGGTGCGGCTCAGTAGTCAAAACAAGGCGCAACTTGTCGTAAAACAGTCTGCCCTTTGCAGCGTTCTGGTTTCCTTGTGGTGCAGCCATTGATTTAACCTGTAAGTCTTTGTGATTAAATCACTTTTTCTTTTTTGATGTAGGTTTCTTTCCCGCATCTTTCATAGCTTCCCGCTGTACTGAATAGCCAATAGCCACCGCTTGTTTGGGTGGCTTGCCAGCGGCGATCTCTGCCTTAATGTTGGCCTTCAGCGCCTTGGGGGTCATGCTTGCTATCAGCGGCATTTGCCTTCTCCTTGGATTCTTGGGCCAGCTTTTCTTGTAAGGCTTGCTTCAACTCGGTGTTTTCTCTGAAAAGGGCAGCGGCTTGCGCCATAGCGGAATCCCGCTGCCCCTCTAGCATCTCAACCAGAAGTTGTATCTCAGGGTTTGGATGCTTCAACATCTTAGGCGGCGCTCGAACACATTATGTAGTAAGGCGTACCGTCCGATGCCACAACTTTCAAAGTCTTGGCAATGGTGGCAGTGCTTGTTACAAACAAAGCCGCAGGAATGTTGAACAAGTTGGGAATCGTGCCCGTGCCGCTATTGGTGAAACGAATGAATGATGTATTCGTCCAAGTACCGCCAGATGCAAAGTTAGAGTCTGCCTGGATAGCCGCCAACGTGCCGCCTGGGTTGGTAGATGTA